TCTATAAAGAAAAAGCCTATTGTATCAACGTTTCTGCGTTGTGCAATAGGCTTTATTTTCGTTTTGGGGCATTTTTGGGGCAAATTATAAAGGTAATTCATCAATAACTTCAATAACTTTCTCCTTCATCTTGTTGGTGACGTGGGTATAGATTTTCATAGTTGTATCGCTATCTTCGTGACCTACCCTGTCCATTATCGCTTTCAATGGCACCCCTTTTTCAGCTAGAAAGCTAATTAGTGTATGTCTGAAGATGTGAGAAGTGATTGGTTTATTGATAGGCTTTGGTAATCTTTGATTGGCAGCTTGAATTGATTTATTAAAGGCATTGCGTTGCAACGGCACTCCTTTATCAGTCACAAAGATATACTCTCTATCCATTTCAATCCAATTTGGATTGGCGTTTTTATTTAGCTCTCTGATTTCAATTGCCTCGTCCAATATTTCAATTTCTCGCTTAGACAGTCGATTACTACGATAGCCTGCTGGTGTTTTAGGAGGTTCTTTTTTTGCTTTTTTATATCCAAGCACACTGTCCAGTGTCCCAAATAAATCAACATACCCATCTGATTTTCGATAATTCGATATCTCTAACGCAACTGCTTCGCCAATCCTTGCACCGTCAACGAATAGAAATTCGGCAAGCAATCCATTGCGGTAGGTTCGTTTGTTACGCTTTAACTCGTTTATTAAGGGTATCAGTTCAGTTTCAATTTCCAGGTATTTATTTTTTATTTTCTCGTAATCTTCAATTGTCAAAATCTTCTCTGGTAACTTCGCTCTTCTAGCAGGATTATGTTCGATATGGCCAAGTGTTACTGCATAATCTAAACATAAATTCAATATGGATTTGACGCGTTCTAATCTAGGTCTAGATAAGTCTAGATCATTGATAAAATTTTGGACATAAAAGGTATCAATGCGAGCTATTTGTACGCCAATACCAAAATTCTCTTTTACAAATCGGACATTACTTGTCAAAGCACTAATCGAACTGCGTCTGATTTCTTTTTGATGAAACTTCCACCAACTGTCTAACACATCTGTAAAGAGAGCGTCGCTGGTGGATAATTCTCGTAATATATTAGCTATCTTTGCATCCAGTATTTTCTGTGCTTCTTTTCTGATACGTGGAGTATCTTTCTCCATCAATACAGATGTTCGTTTCCACTTTTGAGTATATGGATCTTTGTATCTTTCAACAAAATTCACTTTTCCCGATTTATGTGCTTCTGTCCACATTGTTTTTTACCTCATTTTCTGTTAAAATGGGTATAAAGAAAACTGCCCATTTAATGGCGGTTTCTTATACAGAATTACCCTACACTCAAGCTTGCCGGCGGAGAGTGTGGGGATTTTTTATTTTTACAAATTATTCAATCCCGCTTGAATTTTTGTAAGATAGCAACCAAGAACCATCTTCTTGTTGCACAAATTGTAGTGATACACTCTTGTATTCTGTTCCACCCATTGTATTGTAGTCAACGTATTTTGTTGTATAGTTTTCGGAAGATGATTCTGATGAAGTTTGTGGCTCACCAAATTTAGCGATGATTTCGTCCAAGTTTGTACCACCAACACCAGACAGGGTTTCACCAACTACAAGAGCATCAAAGTCAGCTTTTGTCCATTTGAAGTTTTCATCAACCGCTGCTTGAGAAGATGACATAGATGTTTCGACTTCGCTTACGGCAGTTTCAACTGCTTTACTAGCGTCATCGAGAGCTTTGCTATACATAGATTGAGTAATTAATACAACAGCCATCGACACAGCAGCAAGTGCAGTACCGACTATCGCCAGAGTTTTTGTATTTTTGCGATTGACAAAAATTCCAATAAGGCCCAGCAATAGAGCAAGTAACCCAAGGAAGAATGAGATGTTATTGAAAATCGGTACCCAAGAACCAAGTAATGCAATAACACCTAAAACAATGGCAATAATGCCTAACGCTTTTTTCTCACTTTTCTTTTCCATGAGAATCTCCTATCGCAGCTTTTATCGTGGATCAGCATTTGCACGTACTTTATCCAACTAAATTAAAATATTCTTCCTTAACCATGGTTTCATTAACCGTGGTTTTTAACTTTCCCTATACACTTCCACGACTTCCCCGATGGTTCGGAAGTCGGTGTCTGCTGTGATTGGGATGTTGTCATAGTCTTTATTGAGTGATTCTAAGCAATCGCTTTTTAGTTTCTTGACATAATTTTCGCCGTCCACTTGAAAGATGCCGATTTTGTTTAGATCAACTTGGTCTTTCATTTTTATAAAGAGGAAGTCGCCGTTTTTGATTTTCGGCTCCATCGAATGACCCACGACGACAGCAATTGTGTCATAGTCTTTTTCATCTGGTATATCGTCTGCGTAGAAGTCTACCATAGTGTCATAGTCATCCTCTTGCCAGTAGCCTGTGCCTGCTGAGACTTTACCAGGTACAGATAAACTAATACGCTTTCTATCGTCGTATTCTGCACGTTTTTCTGATATGTCGATAACTTTCCCTTGCTCTTCAGCTAGAAGCGTCTCAGAGGTTGCTAGGAGCTTATTCTTGCGTGTGTCGTTTAACTTGTCATAGTTAGATAACAGAATAGTCTTACGTGGGTCAAAGTTGGGAAGAGGAATGGAAGAAGGGGTTGTGGATTTAAACCGTGGATCTATATCTGATTTCTTCAATCCAAAATAATCTGCGATTTTTTGAACGTTACCAGGAATCGGCAATGATGTTCCTTTTACATATCCAGTTAATGTACTCGGCGGAATACCCGTCCCCCTTGATAAATCGATTTGTTTTTTATTCTGTTCCGTCAGATACCTGTTGATGTTTGCCGAAATCACATTCATTAATTCGATTTCTTGCGGCGTTAATTTCCCTCTACCACGAACCATATTTATTATCTCCTTTTTTTATCTTTACTATATAATATCGAATTATCTCGTAATTGTAAAATAAAATACGAAATTTTTTCGACTTTTTTCGTAAAAATCGTTGACATACGATTTAATTCGTAGTATAATTTAATCAAGGTCAAGGAAATGACCGAACTAAAACAGGAGGAAAGGAGAAGGGGATGAGACCAAAACGGTATCCGTATAGACAAAAAGAACCTACCGAGTTAACGGTAGACCCGAAAAAGATTATTACAAATCAGATAAACGCTAATGACATAGCTAGTCAGTCTTTAGTGCACCGAGTTCAAGCAGTGCATTTGTAATGGTGATAACGGTATTTTTTGAAGTTGATTTTGAAACATACTCAATAATATTCACAATGTGCTGAGTTTGTTCTTGTGTGATTTGCGTATTCATTTGGTTTAGTTCGGATATAACATATTCCACAAGTTCATTGTTCACATTGAAGTTTTTATTGATTTGTTCGTTAACAACTTCAATAAATTGCTTAGTGTCCATTCAAATTATTCTCCTTTCCTTGTTGATATGTTGATTATATCACAGGGAGGACAACCGACAAAACTAGAAAGGAGAAGTAGCATGAAAGCTTTCATCGAAGTTAAATTAACTAATGTTGAAGAATTTCAGGAATTATCTGAAGAATTCACAAAAAAAGCCCATGAGCTTGAAGACCTTGCTTATAGGCTAAAAACGTTTCGTTTTACTGGCGAAGTCCAACATTTAAGTGATGGCGACTAGTCGAAAAGTTGAGTCATCTGAAAATTGATAGATAGGGAATTTTATATTGTTTCCAAGTATTTGGAGATTGTAAACAATATTATCTTCTTTTAAATCTGGATAAATTTCAGATAGAGTATCGAGGTCAGCGGTGCTAAGTATTTTAAAGATTAGTGCTTTAACAACTGATACATCAGTAACGTTGGCCAGAGTACTCAACTCAGTATCTCTTAATTGTAGAGCTTTATAGAGATCATAGACATCCCTGATGTCTTTACGAATTTCACTTAACTCAAATTGAGCTAGTTTGTATTCGATAAATGTGGCCTTGTAAGGATTTTCTTGAAATGTTTGAAATTGGTACATGGTTTGATTATTTTCAAATACTAAAGAACTTCCTTTGAACGACTCTTTAACAGATGGGGCTAGTTTATCTAATAAATATTCGTAACAAGCTTCTACAAGTCTTACTTTATTTAAATCCATGACTTATCCTCCTTTCCTTAATATTTGACGCACAGGAGAAAATCACTTGATTTGGTAGTTAAAGTTGGATTTGTTTACCTGTTTGTCATAGAAATATTATAGCAGATATTACTACATATAGTATTACAAATATTTTACATTACTATATCTAGTGTTTTACAAGGAGGGTATCATGTGGGAAAAGCTACAAGAAATATTGGCAGAACGAGGTTTGACAGTCGTTGACTTGGCAAAAATGGCTGGTATTCCAAAGACAAGCATATATAATGCCAAACATCACGATATTGGTTACAAAAAAATGGAGAAAATCGCTGACGCTTTGGATGTCAGCCTAGATGAATTTAGAAAGGGGTGAGGGACATTGAAATGGTCTTTAAAAGCACTGCGTGTCAATACAGGACTTACTGCCAAAGAGGTAGCTGATATAGTTGGCATCCACCAACAAACGCTTTTGAAATACGAAAATGATAGCAGTCGAATTAGAGCGGATTTACTTGCTCAATTAGCTGAATTTTATAAAGTTGCACAAGACGATATTTTTTTGGGTACAAATTACGAATTAAAACGTAATTTTGTAAACCAACCAAACTAGAAAGGAGAAGGTGATGAACGAATTAATTAATATTACATTTAACGAAAACCACGAACCAGTTGTAAGCGCAAGAGACTTACATAAAGGGTTGGAAATTTCGAAGCGTTTCAGTGCTTGGTTTGAGCAAAACTCAAAATTATTTATCGAAAATGAAGAATTTACAAGCGTACCAAAAGGTACACCCGTTATCGGTGGTAACGGAAATATTCAATACCTTGATGATTTTGCTTTAACAATCGATATGGCTAAACAACTAGCGATGATGTCTAGAACTGACAAAGGAAAGGAAGTTCGCAAATATTTTATCCAAGTTGAAAAAGACTACAACAGTCCAGAGAAGATTATGGCTCGTGCTCTGCTATTGGCCGACAAGAAGGTGCATCAGCTGGAAGCACAGATTGAGGCGGACCGTCCTAAGGTGCTGTTTGCAGACGCTGTTAGTGCTAGCCATACATCTATCTTGGTTGGGGAGCTTGCAAAGCTACTTAAACAGAATGGAGTAGATATTGGAGCAACACGCCTCTTTACTTGGCTACGCAACCACGGTTATCTTATCAAGCGTAATGGTCGTGATTGGAACATGCCTACACAGAAAAGCGTAGAGCTTGGACTAATCAGGGTCAAAGAAACAAGTATTACTCACTCTGACGGTCATATCACGGTAAGTAAGACACCACTGGTAACTGGCAAGGGACAACAATATTTCATCAATAAGTTTCTTAACCAAGAGTATTTACCAGGTTAGAAAGGAGAAAGGGTATGAAGATAATAAAAATAGAATCTACCAAGAAGCAGATTCTAATATCCAAGAACAAACGAATAATATTTCATGTTCCTGATGGCACGATGTTTATTCATGATCTGGAAAAGTGATGATTTGCGCGCCATTCTCATCGGTAAAAACATGCGGCTTTCTGTTTGACCATACAGTTGGCACGCTTGAATCGCAAAGAATCGTTAGTCCGTCCTCATAGACGATTAAGTTATGTATGAAAGTTTGATTATCAGTCGTAGTAGCAAACTTTAACAAGGCTTCTGGTTCGTGCAGAATTGTCCCTTTAGTTAATTCTACACTGTAAGGAAGAAACGTAACTTCATCTTTCGCCATTGCATTTATAACTTTCTGCATAAATTTTCTCCTTTCTATCAAAATTATGAATAAAGAGTGTAAAGGATTTTATTCATGAGAATATTATAGCAAAATGATATTGAAAAATCAATATCTAGTTGAAAATAGCTTTTTAAATACTATATCTAGTATACAGGAGGAATATATGTGGGAAATAATTGAAAGATTACTCGAAGAAAGAGGGTTGAATAAAAACCAACTTGCTAGACAAGCTGGTTTGCATCAAAATAGCCTAATCGATCTAAAAATGGGAAGAAAGAAATCCTTGAAGTTTGAGGATGTTGTCAAAATAGCTGACACTTTAGGTGTCAGTCTGGACGAATTTAGGTAACAAAAAACCACTGCGGGAACAGTGGCTCACTAAAATAACTAACATTATTATATCACAGAAAGGGATGAATTACTATGCCAAAAGCAGAATTAGTTTACAGACCAGCTAAGCAATCTGAGAAGGCTGAGGCAGGAGATTATGCCCACCTTTGCCAAATCTGGGAAGGTTTAACAGTTGCAACGGCTAAAGTTTGGGTTGCGGAAATGCGTGAGCATCCGGATTTTAGACAATACGTTTTTAACCCTACTCACAAGATTGTGTTTATTGATTACAAAGGATTTGGTCTATTTGTGAAGTGGAAAAGTCGTAATCGATACAGACAAAAGAAAGAAACGCTGGCAGAAATGTTGAAAAATATTGAAATAGAAAAGAGGTTTTCTGTATGACAGAATCAATTTATGACGCGATGGCTAGTCTATCAGTATTTGTCTTGCCAATCTTGGCAGTAGCAGTTGCAGAACAGCGAAAGCTGGAAAAGCAACGTAGAAAACGTGAACTGGCTTTGATACGCGAGATGGAACGAATTAATCAGTTTCGGCACGGGATGGCGTACCGTGATGAGTGTTTAAAACAACGTGTGTTAAACACAGAGCGTCAGCAAGTGGACAAGGAGGAAGCTATGTATGCTCAGATGGCTTAGACAAAATAGATTAGTATTCATCGACGATTGTGATAAGTGGCGTAAGCTACTCAAGGAAGTATATGCTGAGCTTGATGCGGTTAGACGTGAGCGTAACGCTTTGAAGAATGAGATCGCTCGGATACAAGCTATTTGTGATTGTCAGGCAGAGCTGTTGGCAGATCGTGAGGTCTAACTATGGTCTGGATTGTTGCAAAAATTAATAAAAAGGGTCGTGGTCAGAAGTATTATTATAAAAAGATTTTCGAAACATGGCAAAATGCTAGAATTTACCAACAAGACCTTTGGAATAAGGGCATTACGGCTGAGATGTGGGAGGATAGGGATGGACAACATAATAACTCCACCACATGATGTTCTGGCTGAGCAGGCTGTCCTTGGCTCTATCTTTATTGATCCAGAGAAAATTGTATTGGTCGCTGAGCATTTAAAATCAGAAGATTTTTACAGACCAGGGCATCAGATAATCTTTCGGACCATGCAGAGTTTGTCTGATAAAGGGCAAGCGATTGATGCTGTGACGATGAAGACCGCTTTGGAGGACCAGGGAGACTTGAGTGGTGTTGGAGGATTGGCCTACATTGCTGAGATTATCAATGCTGTGCCAACCAGTGCTAACGCTGAATTTTACGCTAAGACAGTCGCTGAGAAGGCACTGTTAAGGAAAGTCATTGCCAATCTCTCAGATACGGTTACAGGTGCCTATACTGGTGAAATGTCTGCCAATGACCTAATTGCCAAGGCTGAACAAGCTTTAGTTAATGCCAGCAATTCTAATCACAACACAGGTTTCAAACAAATCTATGATGTGATTTTAGACAGTCATAGCAAGATTGAGAAACGCTCAAATGCGTCAAGCGATGTGACAGGCATCGCTACTGGATTTACCGATTTTGACAAACTGACAACAGGACTACATGAGGACCAGTTGATTATCTTAGCGGCTAGACCTGCAATGGGTAAGACGGCATTTGCTCTCAACATTGCCCAGAATGTTGCTTGCAAATCCAATAAGCCTGTAGCCATATTCTCTCTGGAAATGGGTGCAGAGAGCTTGGTTGAGCGTATGCTTGCAGCTGAAGGGACTATCAAAAGTTATCACATCAGGACAGGAAAGCTGACAACGATAGAGTGGCAACGGTTGATTTATGCACAAGGGCAACTAGCAGAAGCACCAATCTACATCGATGAAACGGCTGGAATTAGAATAGCTGAAATCAGATCACGAGCTAGAAAGCTAGCTCAAGCAACAGGAGGGCTAGGTCTGATTGTCATCGACTATCTACAATTGATACAAGGGTCACGGTCAGACAATAGACAACAGGAAGTGTCTGAGATTTCACGTCAGTTGAAGATTATTGCTAAAGAATTGAAAGTACCTGTCATTGCTCTGTCACAGCTTTCTCGTAGTGTCGAGCAACGTCAGGACAAACGACCAATCATGAGCGATTTGAGAGAGTCAGGCAGTATTGAGCAAGATGCTGATATCGTCGCCTTCCTCTATCGGGACGATTATTACCAGGACAAGAAAGACGATCAGCCAGAAAAGAATTTGACTGAGCTGATCATCAAGAAGAACAGGCATGGTGACCTTGGGACAGTCAAGATGTACTTCCACAAGGAATATACCAAGTTTTCAAGTGTGGAGGAGGAATAACCATGATTAAAAAGAGTGAGGTAACTGGATTTCTAGCCTTCTTTAAATTTCCAAAGCCATTCATCTATGATGAAAAATATAAGGTCTTGAGCAACAACGCTAAAATGCTCTATATGCTTCTCTTTGATAGGTTAGAGCTATCTTTAAAAAATGGCTGGCATGATAAAGAAGGGAATGTCTTCCAATATTACACAAATGACCAGTTGATGATTGACTTAAATTGCAATAGCAACAAGACGATTATCAAAATTAAAAAGGAATTGAAAGACGCTGGTCTAATGACAGAAGTCAGACAAGGAATGAACTTGCCAAACCGTATTTATCTTGAGGCTCTTAATGGAAGTGTAGAAAATACATTTCAGGAAGTGCAAAAAGTACACCTTGGAAGTGTAGAAAATACACTTTCGGAAGTGCAAAAAGTACACACAATCAAGACTGAGAATACTAAGACTGAGAATAACAATAATAAATTGTTGATTTGTAAGGAAGTCATCTCATATCTGAATTTGAAAGCTAAGAAGAATTTCAAGGTTGACACTGCTAGCCATCATAAGTTCATCAAGGCACGGATCAAAGAGGGCTACACTTTGGAAGATTTTAAGAAGGTGGTTGATATCATGTCAACCAAATGGATTGGCACTGAGTATGAGCAATATCTTCAACCTCAGACCCTATTTGGGAATAAGATGGATAACTATCTGAATACGACAATGCCAAGAAGGCCACAGTTGCTAGCTAATGCAGTTGATGAAAGGTTGGGCTTTTAGATGAATCCTTTTAAGAACTTTGAAACCAGACAGGTCTTGGAAGAAACCTGTGAGGTCCACGGTTGTCAGCTTTGGCTGACCAAGGTACCGATTAAGGGACAACTGGTAGAACTCAAACAATGTCCGAAATGCACCAAGGCAGCAATCCAGACCTTTGAAAGTAAGCTGAACAGTCAGAGTAAGGTTAACAATAAGCTTGCTGACACCTACGCAGTCTTTGAGAGAGACAGTCTGGTATCTGACAAGTTAAAAAGCAAGAGCCTTGAAAATTATGAGATTAAGGCTGACATTGACCAGAAGGCTATCAATTTTGCCAAGAGGATTGAGCAATTCTATCGGCATGAGGGTTTCGGCAATGCCATTGTGACTGGACCGTCAGGGGTTGGCAAGAGTCATCTGACATATGGATTGGCCAAGCACATGAACGAGCAATTCAAGGTTTACGGACATCCGAGGTCGGTGCTCTTTGTATCGCTGGTCACTCTCTTTACCAAAATCAAAGATAGCTTCCACACAGACAACGGCTACTCTCAAGCTGAGATGATTGAGCTACTCAGTAAGGTTGATTTTCTCTTTTTGGACGATCTTGGAAAAGAGAGTCGGAAGGCTGACACTCGCAACAATGAGTGGACACATCAGATTCTCTATGAGATTTTGGACAAACGGAGTAACACGATCATCAACACGAATCTGACCAGCAAGGAAATCAAAACCTTGTATGCAGATGATTACGGCAATGGTGCCTTGTCCAGTCGGATTTTGGAAGGTGTGGTCGGAAACAGCTTTGCATATCCAAAAGAGACGGAAGATAGGAGGTATTGATGAGTGAATTTATCAATGCAGACTGTCTTGAAGTGATGGCCAAATATCCAAATGGATATTTCGACCTTGCAATTGTAGATCCACCGTATTTTTCAGGGCCAGAAAAAAGAAGATACTATGGTCGGAAAGTTAGCTCTATTGGAGTCAAAAGATTGTATGGTGAAACATCTGAGTGGAAAGTACCTGATAAGGATTATTTTGAAGAATTATTTAGAGTTTCAAAAAATCAAATTATTTGGGGTGTTAACTACTTTGACTACCATTTTGGATCAGGTCGTATCGTATGGGATAAAGTCAACGGGCAGTCCAGCTTTTCCGATTGTGAGCTAGCATATTGTAGCCTTCACGAAAGTACCAGACTTTTTAGATATATGTGGAATGGCATGATGCAAGGGAAATCGATATCTGAAGGCCATATACAACAAGGAAATAAGTCACTTAATGATATAAGAATACATCCTACACAAAAACCAGTTAATCTATATATTTGGTTATTACAGAATTATGCGAGTGATGGAGATAGAATCCTAGATACTCATGTTGGTTCGGCCAGTAGTTTGATAGCCTGTGAAGAGCTAGGCTTTGATTATGTTGGATGTGAATTAGATAAAGATATTTTTGAATCATCTAACCGACGTCTTCAAATTTATAAAAGACAAATCAAATTGTTGTAGGAGGTGCCATCATCAAAACAATGACTGTATGGGCCCTATTTGATAGTGGCAATGGCTCATATCTAAAAGGGGCCAATTCCCTGAATCGTTCGGGGGGGGGCGAAAATTAACATCTATCCAATCGGAATAGATATAGAAAATAAGAACAATCACTTTATTAACTTGAATCTTGCAGACTATGGAAGACTGTTTGGGGATAACACTCTATTTGATACTTTGGACAAATTGCCAAAGCCTGACTTAGTGATAGCTAGCCCACCATGTGAATCATGGTCTAATGCAAGTGCCATGAATGAGGGGAATGCCTGTTGGAAACAAGAGGACTTGTCTGATAGCTTATTTATGCCACAGCGTGAAGCTAGTATGTTCACGATTAGGAATAAGTCCGACTATGAACAGGCTTATATCAATTATCAGTACGATAGGCAGTTCATGAAGCGTGTGAATGGGGAACTATGTGCCTTCAACACTGTTGAGATTATCAAACGGTACGATCCTTTATTTTTCATCATCGAGAATCCAGCTAGTGGCCGGTTATGGAAATATATTGAGGATGTTATGGGGTTTAGGTTGCCATATTTGAATTTGACAAGATACAACAACTATGACTATCCACTTCAGAAGCCTACAAAGTTTGCCAGCAACATTGACCTTGGTCTGAAGAATGACATTATCAAGCAAGATATTGAATGGTGTCACTTCTCCAAGTCATACAATGAGCGGTCAAATATCCCTCAGAAGCTTGTGATTGAAATTTTTGAGAAGGTATATAAGGAGTTTCTGAAAACATGATTGAACTCTATTTCATCTTTAACGGACATCGAAGGTTCTATCTTGGAGAGTTCGTTCACGTTCACAGTGCTATCAATGCACTAAAAGAACATCAAGCCACATCCTCAGCTATAAACAACCCATGCTTTCGCAAAAGCATGAGTGGGGAAACTATCAGGATTGATTATGGGGCAGTTGATTGTTATTACTTGATAACTAAAAAAGAGACACAGATGACAATATACGATTATTTGGAGGACCTATGATACGTGCCAGAAGATTTGTTAATCGAGCGAAACATGCACCGAAAATATCCGATGGTTTTACTGCGTTGGATATTGGAAATTTATTGAAAAAAGAAATTAACCGAGATTGCATCTCATTTGAGATTGTCAGCGATGCGACTGGGATACCTGCAAAGCGTGTTGAGCGTATTTACCGCAATGACTTACCAAAAGAGGATGAGATGCGTAGAATTTTAGAGTGGGTAGGAGGAAACATATGAATAAACAGGAAGCGATTGAGAAAATCAAAAATATAGAGACATTAAATATCAACGATATAATTGCAGGTCAAAGTGTTGACATGGTTATAAAAAATCAGGTATTAGACATCATCTCGCAAATCGACGAACCGCAGAAAGTGGTAGTGCCGAAGTTTGTGGCGGAGTGGTTAGAGTATTGTAAAAGTTCTTATCGGGATTTGCAGACGGTTCTTTCCAGACTGGATGATGATAGGAAAGTCGGCGATTGGGCATATGATGAGGATGACAACTTGATGTCTGAGAAGGTTGATATGATAGCCCGTGCTTGGGTTGACGGCTACGAGATTGAACAAGATGTGTGTATTTTCTTGTGTGCAAATTGCCAGAGCGAAATCCTTGACGAAGAATATCTGATGATCAGAGATAATTTCTTGCTCGTTAAATATTTTGATGATCCGGATGGACTGGACAATATATTCTGCTCGGAACACTGCATTTGTGAGAGTCTATCCGTCGCTGGAGTGGAAATTGTGGAGGAGTAGATGAAACAATTATTAAGGTCTATTGGATTTATACTGATATTATATTCGGTTGCCCCTAACGTCATCCACGAGATGACGCTTGCTCAGAAGATAATGTTTGTATTAGGCGCTAGTTGGCTATCTTACGAAGGAGGCGGAAAATGATACCGAGGTTTAGAGCATGGGATACTTTTGATGAAGAGATGGTTAATGATATTTTCTTCTCATGGCAAGATTGTGGATATGAAAGTCTGAATGAATGTCTATCTGATGAACGTTGGAAATTCATGCAATCCACATGGCTGTTCGATAACTCTATGCCAAAGAAGGAGATTTTTGAAAACGACATTGTGGAATGGGAACATAAAGACACAGGACAGCTTGTCAGAGGTATCGTCAAGTATGACACTGAGCTTGGTTTTTGGGGCATGACAGATGTCCGTTTTAATGACTTAACACCCATTGGTTATTTAGCAAACCAAAGAGTCACCGTGTTGGGCAATATTTACCAAAATAAAGAATTGGTGGAGGAATAGGCTATGAAAATTTGTGCTTTGGAAGAATTAAAAGAATTAATGGCTTGCTTTCCTGATTCGTACATTAACCACAATCTTGAATTGATACTCATTCCAAAAACTAATACATATTTCGCTATTGAAGATTGCGAATGCCACTTAGATGTTAAAGAAAAATTACTAACGTGGTGTAGCCGAACAATCGCTAAAGGTCAACCATATGCAAACCCAAACAAAAACATAGCATTTAGACATTATAATCTAAGAAATTTAAACGAATATTTACACAGAAATTTTAATGAGAATGATATTGGTATAATTTATCAAAAATTAGGAAACGGAATAAACCCCGAATTGGCGAAAAAATTCATCAGAAGCCGTTTAAATATGGAGGAGCTGGAATGATAAGAGTAGTATCGTGTTATGGCTGTGATTGGAGGAATGAGTATGAAGAGTGGGAGTTCACTCCCACAGCTTGCCCTGTTTGCGATTGTGATGTAGAGCTTGAGGAGTTAGAGGAGTAGGTAGTGTTGGAGGAATCGAAATGATCAATAATGTTGTTTTGGTAGGTAGATTGACAAGAGACGTAGAGCTACGTTATACACCGTCTAATCAAGCCGTTGCGACTTTTACTTTGGCGGTTAACCGCAATTTTAAAAATCAATCGACAGGAGAGCGGGAAGCTGACTTTATTAATTGTGTGATGTGGCGTCAGCAGGCAGAAAATCTGGCTAATTGGACAAAGAAAGGTCACTTGATTGGTGTTACTGGTCGGATACAGACCAGAAGCTATGATAACCAGCAAGGTCAACGTGTCTACGTTACTGAGGTAGTTGCCGAGAGCTTCCAGTTATTGGAAAAGCGTGATAACGCTGGTAATCATACAAGCAATGAAGACCAAATGCCACCGAATTTCAGTGGTCCGACAATGGATATCGATGATGACGGATTACCGTTTTAGGAGGGATTGAATGAGCCATGTTGAAATCTTGTCGTCCGGCGAAAAAATCAGAAAGCATGATGTTGTTGATGACTTGAAGGAGTTTATCAAGCGCTATGAGTTTTATGATGATGAATACCATCGACTATGGAAAGATTATGAAGAGTTAGAAGCTAAGCATGAAAAGGTTATTGCTGAAAATGAGAGTCTTAAAGACAAATGCGTGGACCCCATGCTTGAGAACGCAGATCATGTCTGGGATGAAATCGCTAGAGAAACAGCCAAAAAAAGGGCTAATACTAGAAAATGGAGGGCGAAATAATGAATGGATACGAGTTCATGGCACAGCATCCATTTCTGACAGCATTTATTGTGTGGGTAACCTGCGCCTATTTCGCAGAGTGTATCAAGCATCTATCTGGTTACAAGGAGCAAAAAGGTGAACAAAAGAATCAAGAAAAAGAAGGCTAAGCAGGCACAACAACAAGAACTGGAACAGTTGGAACAGGAATTGACCATACTAAGTCCTGAACAAGTAGAAGTAATTGTTGATGCAATTAGTCAAGCGATACAGGAGATTTGTACAGTCATAGGCTATGTCGCTGAGAACATTGTTACATTCATAGGCTATGTCGCTGAGAACATTGTTGAAGAATTAAGAAGATGGGAGGAAGAACTTGACAAAGAAGACAGCAATCAAGGCTAGACGTGATTTCCTTGAATTTGAACTTGAAGCTAAGTACCTTAAAATTGATGAACTTGTCGAACAGCGTCGTCGTGAATTAGAAAGGCTCTATGCGGTTAAGAATTTAACGATACCAGACATAGACGATTCAGGAGCAAGTAGAAGTGGTACTTCATGCAATACATCCGAAAATCTAGCTATTGCTTACGCTAGTGATCTAATAATTCTGAGACTCGAAGAGTTTCAGAGGGCTATTCCAAAATTATTGGACGCGCTAGAACCAGATGATAAGGAAATCTTTCGTTTGCGTTGGGGTGAGCATACTAGGTATGATTGGATTCAAATTTTGTATATCATGCAAAATGGAGATACTGGCTATCTTTATAAGCATCGAAAGCAAATTTATAGACGACGCGAAGTTATATTGGACACTTTAGCAAAAATCCTTTTGATGTAATCTTGTCACAAAAACGTATAGAAGTGACAAAAACAATGTGTTATATTTGTATCATGAGTAAAACTAACAGGTAAATATAAAGTCACACAAATACGTGTGGCTTTTATGTTATTCTGGAAAGGAGGAACATGTGAACTTAGTTGAGCCAATCAGAGATAAAGATGACATTCAAGCAATGAAAGATTATTTGATTCATGAGAGTGCCGAAAATCCAGATAGGCGGAGACGTAATTACATGCTCTTCCTTACTGGGATAAGCTCAGGTCTTAGGATAGGAGACATTATTAATCTCAAAGTTAAAGATGTTCAAGGCTGGCATATTAGAGTCAAAGAACGCAAGACAAAGAAAGTCAGAACATTTAGAATGACGAAGACTCTCAAAAGGGAAATGAGAGAATTCGTCAAAGATAAACCACATCATTACTATATTTTCCAAAGCAGAGAAGGAAATAACAAACCACTATCACCAGAACAGTGCTGGAACATCATAAAAGAAGCTGCTGAGTTTTTGGGAATTGATAACATCGGGACCCATTCTATGAGAAAGACTTATGGCTATCATCATTACAAACAATTTAAAGATGTAGCAGCATTGATGGAAACTTTCAATCACGCAAGTCCAATGATTACGCTTAGGTATATTGGTATCAAACAAGACCAATTAGATGATTTAATGCGTAAATTTGACTTGTGATTTTTATTTTCAGAGTGCTAATTTGATATATCGTGGAAATACTAAACTGATAAAATGATAGCTATTAAAACACTTGATTTAATAATGTTTTAGAAAGTGTAGCGAATTTGAGAGAATATAAGATATATCAAATTAAGAGAAGGGAGTGACAAAAAAATGATTAACAAAGTTGCAGAAAAGAAAATCTCAGACTATCTGAATCAAAATAAGCAGTCGCTAGACGAAATCAATCAGCACTTCTATGATGTCATCACAATCAACCGGCTAACCAATTCAGAAGTCGCAGCATTATTTACCGGTCTCATGCGTCAAGTGTTGTCTTCAGAACACAACGTGAAGCTATTGGACAATCTTGGAATACAGGTTGGACAACTCAATCCAGAGCTTACAACTAAGATCCAACAGATACTCACAGAGGAATGGCTTGCAAATCAAGGGCTAATCAAATGAATCTGATGACTCCTGAAATACTCGACAGGTTAGTCGAGCTAATCAGAACTGACAAAGTCAAAGAGTTTTATTGGACCAAGGAATGGCGAATCATTCGAAAGGTGCGTAGGCAGAGGGACAACAACGAATGCCAACGTTGTATGCGAGCAGGTCGATACACACCAGCAGATATGGTGCATCACAAGAAGGAAGTGCGACAGCATCCAGAGTTAGCATTAGAACTAGACAACACAGAATGTTTATGCAATCCATGCCACAACCGAGAACATCCGGAAAAGTTGAATGGCTATCATCGTCGAAAATTCGACAACGAGGAACAGTGGTAAGCCCCCGGGTCAAACCAAATGGCTTTTCTAAAGGGGAAACGTTCAACGGGATGGGGTACCTCGGAAAAGATATCTAGCGAAATTTTATCAAGAACAAAAAAAACTCTCATGAAAGGAGAAATATGGCTGGTTTTTTAGAATACCCAGAATTTGACTGGGAACGCCCTTTGGTTGCTCAGAAACAATATGTTAAGTCTCGTGACGATTTACGAATCAAGCTGATTCGCATTTTGCAGGAGCGTAAAAAATATGAGGAGCCATTTAAAGATTTAGTTGAGCAGTATATTTCCCTGTGGGAGACATCTCAACTTTTAAGACAGGATATAAAGTTGAATGGTATACGTATTGATGGTAAGAAAAATGATTCCGTATCTCTCCAAGTCAACGTCAATAAGCAGATGATGGTCATGCTTGAAAAATTAGGAATCGAAGCTAAGGAATTGAAGTCTGAGGATGGCGAAGACATTTAATTTTACTAGCGGAACTTCCCACATTGACGACTGGTTGAGAGATATTGTTACAGAGAAATATCCTGTCTGTAAGGAAATTAAGCAGATGGCGGATTTGGTAATTGCTGCCATTTCTGATCCAGAAATTTATGTTGATGTAAAAAAGGCTGATAGTGTTGTTGATTTTATCAACAAATATCGACCATATAAGCTACAGCCTCCGCAACGATTTATTCATGCGGCAGTTAATGCTATCCGTTGGAAGAGCGATGACAGTTTGGTATTTCCCGAGCTGTTTTTATTATGTGCTCGTGGATTTGGTAAGAACAGTATTGCTTCGGATGAGGCTTTTTTTAAAACTAGCAATCGAAACGGTATTCGCGAGTACAATGTGGATATTGTTGCCAATAGCGAGGCTCAGGCTAAGACCTCATTTGATGATGTTTATAACACGATTAAAGATCATGCTGTTCTGCAGAAGGCTTACAAGTTTTCCCAGACCTTAATTACTTTTATCAAATCTAGGTCTAAGATTAAGTACCATACCTCAAATGCACGGACCAAGGACGGTCTTCGTCCTGGTTTGGTTATCTTTGATGAGTTGCATGAGTATTTGAATTACGACAACATCAATGTCTATATCAACGCTCTTGGTAAGGTTGCGGATGCTTCTGTGATGTATCTAACGACGGATGGTAAGGTTCGTGGTGCGGTACTGGATGATTACAAGCAGACTGCTAGGGATATTCTTTCAACTTGTGACTATCGTGCTGGCATGTTGCCGATTTTGGCTAAGATTGATGCGTTTGAGGAATGGGAAGATGAGCTTGCTTGGATAAAGGCTAATCCGATGTTGCCGTACTTGCCAACATTGCTGAAAGAGTACAGGAAAGCCTACAAGCGTGCTTTACGTAGCAAGGAGTTATTCCTAGACTTTATTACTAAGCGATGTAATTTCCCTTTGGAAGACACGACGCATGCTGTTGCTGAGTGGGATGATATTGTGGCAGCAAGCAGACCGTTACCAGATGATTTGGAGGGAATGGAGTGTGTTGGTGCAATTGACTATGCGGATGTTCGGGACTTTATCGGTGTAGGTCTCTTATTTAGACGAGGGAAGATGCGGTATTGGTTACATCATACTTTTATTGTCTCAGAGGCTTTGAAAATCCAAGATTTTAAGATGGATTTTACAATTCCACAACATGAGGGATTGATTACGATAGTTCCTGGAAAGGTTATGGATCCTAAGTATGTGGCTGATTGGTTTGTGAAGATGGCTGAGAAGTACAAGATTGTCAATATAGCGATGGATGACTTCAGAAAGGCACCAGTCAAAGAAGCGTTTGAAAATGCTGGATTGCCTATAGAAGTGGTTCGTAGTGGAGCTATTACTCACTCAAGGCTTGCCCCTACGGTTGATATGATGTTTGCGAATCATGAGATTGTGTTTGGTGAAGACCGTATGATGCGGTGGTACACAAATAATGTCTATGTTGATGTTGATGGTAAAGGGAACAAGACTTACAAAAAGATTGATCCAGAGAGGAGGAAGACAGATGGTTTTATGGCTTTGATTCATGCGATGTCAATTGAGGAGCAGTTGGAGAAGAAGACTGTAAAAATCAATCGCAGATTGAGTAGTTTTACACGATAGGAGGTTTATATGTCCAAGCGAACTAAGAAAAAATATCGTCCCTTTGTTTTGATTGGGAAGACGCTTGATTATCTTAATGGGAAAGTGGAGCGGTTGTTTGAGCTTCAGTTTCGTACTGATAAGCGTTTTGAAGGGTTGGAGAAGCGTTGTTGCAAGAATGCTGAAAGCACTAACGCTGAATTTTCAGCTCATACGAAACGGATTGAGATGTTAGAAAAAGAATTAGAACGATTGAAGCGTCCCTGTTTCAAGCGTAAGTAAGTCACTGATTAGAAAAGGAGGTGGTCCAGTTGGGGTGGTTAAATAATTTCTTTGGTTTTTTCGCCCGCGATGGTACTGTGCAGAAAGTTAGTCGTAAGGAGTTGGAAGCAGCGGTTCGTCGGTCTGGTCAGCAGGTTCAGTTTATGGAATTTGCTCTACAGATGTGTATTGACAAGATAGCCAATGCTTTGTCTTTGGCCAACTACGAGACTTACAACAAAGGTAAGATTCAGAAGGGGGATATTTGGTATCGGTTTAATTATGAGCCAAACCAAAATCAGACTCAGAATGAATTTCTTGCGGCTTTAATAGGTCAGATGGTCAAGAACTCAGATGGTGCTTTGGTTTTGATGCACAATGGTGAGTTCATTCTTTCGGAGAGCTTTGAAATTGACAGGAAAGCCTTTCGTCCAAATGTTTACAAGAACATCACGGTTGTTGGTGGACTACAGTTGAATGCGGTCTATCAGGAAGAGGATGTTTTGCACTTTACCATGAATGATTCTAAGGTAAAAGGTTACTTGGATGACCTGTACTCAGAATATGGGAAGTTGATTGGTGGAGCGATTCGCAATTACAACAGGGGAAACGCTTTGAAACTTGGTCTGAATATTGGTACTTTATTTGACCAGAAATACGGAAAGGCTGTTGTTGAAGTAGATGACGAAGGTAACGAGACAACGGAATATGATCTTATCATGGATGAGATGTATGAGAAGCGGTTTGCTGCTGTACTTTCTGATGAAGACTCAATCACTCCTTTAGAAGAAGGGCTTGGAATATCTAGCCTCGTTCAGACGAGTGCAAATACCAAGAGTGGGGCGGTAACTACTCGTGATATTTCCGATGTCATCATGGATGTTGTCCACTATGCTGCTGACGCTTTCTCGATTCCTCGTGGAATCATGAAAGGTGATGTGGCAGATGCAGAGGCAATTCGTGATAACTTTGTCAATTTCGGTGTACGTCCGTGGGCTGACGCAATTGAAACGGAAATTAATCGCAAGCTATACGGTAAGAAACATCTGGCTGTTGGCTCAAAATTTAAGATACAGACGAACACAATCCTAGTTTACAGCGCAGAGAAATTTGCGTCGGCTGGTGAGGCTTTCTTCAGAATTGGTGCTCTCAGTACAAACGAATTGAGGGATAAACTGGGAGAAGAGCCGATTGATGAACCATGGGCTGATCAATATTTTGTATCGTTAAACTATGCTAGGGCTGATGGCTCTGGTGGTAATCAAAAGAAAGGAGAAGTGGAAGCTAGTGACGAAACACATTCCGTTTAAGTTTGAGGCTTCTGTCTCAGATGATGATAAGGCTACGCTTTATTTGCATGGTACAGTTGGCGGCTACTGGGAAGGGATTAACTTTAATGATGTCCGAAATGCTTTAGCAAGTTTCCAAGGGAATGAAATTGAAGTGCATATCAATTCTTACGGTGGTGATATGTTTGAGGGAATTGCAATCAAGAATTTCTTTAGTCAGCGTAAAGAGACTGTGACGGTGATTATTGATGGTTTGGCTGCAAGTGCCGCATCTATCATTGCTATGGGTGCGGATAAGATTCTGATGCCCAAAGATACGCAGTTGATGATTCACAATCCATGGACATTCGCCTACGGTAACGCTAAGGAGTTGCGTAAGGTAGCTGATGATTTGGAAAAGGCCCAGGTATCTGTTGAAGAGACCTACCTTAAGCGTTTTAAGGGAGACAGAGAGGAGTTGAAAGCTCTTCTTGATGAGGAGACTTTTCTCACGGCTGATGAGGCACTCACCTTGGGGCTTGCTGATGGTATTTATGGCGAAGATGAACCAGAAGAAGTGTCTAATGATGCTGAAACTAATGTCCTAGATAGCCTTATGGCTAAGTATGGGACTGATGAACATGAGGATAAGGGAAAGCGAAATATTGAACGCTTTGCCTTTTTATTTACACAAAATAAAGGAGAATAACAACTATGCCATTAATCAATAATGATTTGAAAACAAACTTTGCTGAAGCTCGTGAACAATTGTTTGCTGCTTTGCGAACAGATAACGAACAGGAGCAGAAACAAGCCTTTGAAAACTTTGTTACAGGTTTGGAGGCTAATGTGTCTGAACAAGTTAAGGTTGCTGCTGCAGAGTTCCAGGAAGGGGTGCAAGATGAGTCTATCCTTGCCGAACGTGGACTTCGTCGGAAATTGACCTCAGCTGAACGTAAATTTTTCAGTGAAGCAGCTCAAAAACAAAAAATCACTGGTCTAGATCAGACATTTCCTGAAACTATCATTGAGGATGTATATCGTAATTTGGTGCAAGAACATCCTCTGTTGTCTTTGATTGATATGCAGGTTGGCGATGTGAAAACTGCATTCATTTACGGTGACTCGACCAAGAAACGTGCCTTCTGGGGAACCATTCCTGCGGATATTCAACAAATTCTTTTGGATTCGTTCAAACGATTGGATATTTCTCAATCACAACTTTCTGGCTATATTGCAGTTCCGAAGGGGTACTACAAACTTGGCCCATCTTGGTTAGCTAGTTATGTCATCACATTCTTGCAAGAAGTAATGGCAGCATCTCTTGAAGAGGCTGTTGTAAATGGTGATGGCAAGGAAAAACCTTTAGGCATGATGCGTAAACTTTCGGGAGATTCTGGTGGTGTCTATCCGGAAAAACAGGCGATCGTATTAGCTGATTTGACACCGTCAACTCTTGCTGGTATTCGTGCTGCACTTGCCAAAGCTAAGACAGACAATGGGCAAGTAGCTGTGCTAGTTAATCCGATGACCTACTGGTCGAAGGTATTTCCAAAACTTGCTTTTAGAACTGATGCAGGGTCATGGGTCACAACCCAACTGCCGACTGGAGAGACAATTATTCCATTGCATGCTGTTACAGAAGACAAGCTCGTCTTTGGTGTTCCGTATAACTACTTACTAGTTGTTGCAGGTAGCGTTGAAATCCAAGAATACCGTGAGACTCTAGCACTTCAAAACCTTGATTTGCACATTGCTCAATTCTTTGGTAAAGGGATTGCCAAGAACGAAAATGCATTCTTTGTGGCAGATATTTCTAGCGTCGAAGGTGCGACAATCCCAGATTTAGAAGGTCCAGCTGCTATCGTCAAAGAAGATACTATTAATCCCAAGGCGTCTATTTAGTGAAGGGGAATAAAACATGGAACTGATTAAGGTTGAAGTAACGGAAGAATTTTTCGATAAGGTTGCTAAGCTTGACCGTGCTGTTGGGGATGTCTTCGAGGTGGACGCCGAACGCCTCGAAACTCTCTTAGGAGAAAATAGCGAAAAGCGTGCATTTGTCAAGGTATTGGAAGAAAGTGAAGCTGAAACAGACTATAGTAAGTTGAAGACGGATGATATCAAGGCTTTACTGACAGAGAAAGGTATTGAATTTGACAAGGCAGCTAAGAAGTCTGATTTGATTGCTTTATTGACTGTTGCAGAGTAGCTGGAGGTATGTAGGTGAGCGAAGATTTGAGTAGTGTGCTTCTTGGGCCAATAAAGTTGCACTTGCGTGTGACGTGGGGAAGTCAAGATAGCGAGATTAAGGAATACATCGAAGAAGGGATAGCCTATATTGATGGTATCTGCGGTGAGTCAGACTACTCTGTATCTGGCTTACCAAGGATACTGCTGAAAGCGTACTGTCGTCGGGCTTGGTCTGGGAATACTTCCATGTTCGAGGAAGATTACAGAAGACAGTTATTGCGTCTCCAACACGAAAATGGTGTGAGGCGATTGAGAGGAGAAGAGATATGAGTAAGCGAAGCGATTATCAACCTCTCAATGATGGACTGCTTGAGTATGGAGATTTGACCACCAAGCGAGATAAGGAAACAGCCAAGAAAATCGGCGAAGAGTTGACGACTAGGGGGAGATTGTACTTTGGTTACAAGTCTATTGTAGCCAAATATGATAGCTACCTGGTGTCAAATCTATCTGCAGTAGATATCAAGGTCCAATGCTATTATGTGCAGGACTTCCAGAAGTCGCATAAGGTTCGGATAAAGCATGAACTTTTCGCGATTGAGTCGGTGGATGTTGATAATCGGCAGGAGTATATGTATCTTTTTCTGAGAAAGGTAGGGTACTGGGATGGCGGAAATTATATCCAGACCTCTGGATCTAAGTAGGATTGTTGAGGTGATACGTGGGACTGGTTTTCCTTGTTTTGGGTTAGATATGGGGAGGGATGAGGTGGCAGAAAACCCGTCCTTCTTTCTGTACTCTGACGACGGTGGGTTGATCCCTGGTACCCATGCCAATCAATACAAGCGGGCTTTCACAGTCATGTTTGTTACTCGTGAGAGGGCTAGCTTTGATGATGTTGGTCTGATTGAGCGGTTGAAAGACTGTCGGTTGATTTTCGATAGCTCTGAAATTGACAAGGGTAACTTGGTTAATACAGATGAGCAGGTGACGGCTACGACGCTTAATTTTCACCAATTGATTCGGATAGAGAGGTAGTTATGGCTAACAAAGCTACTCTTGATTTTTCTGGTTCTACTAAGCTGGCTGAGGCTATGGCAAAGATTCCGAGTAAGTCGGAGGAGGTTGTCAATCGTGTCTTGCTTGTTCGGGGAACCAAGGAAGTGATGCAGGCTATCATTGGTTTTATGCCAATCAGCAAAAGAGAGAAGAAGCATGCTAAGTATTCTAATCCACTTAAAGAACGGATGTTTAATCTGGGATTTGACATTGTAGCTAAAGGTGGTGCTGCTAAGAATAAGGGGTCATTCGGTTATTTGGTCTTTCCCAACGAGGGAAGAGGGCCTCACAATCCAGTAGCTCAAGAGTTTTTTGAGCGTGGTCTAGCATCTCGGGAAGAAATCATCTTGGACTATGTGATTGATGAATTAGTCCGAGCACAACAAGAACTATTAACGATATAAGGAGAAATAAATGTCACAAATATTTGATGTATTGCAAGATTTTGAGCAATTTGAAATTACCAATGGTCAGTTTCGTCCCCTAACGAGTGGACAACTTGGTACAGCTGAGCGGTTGGGATGTACGGGTTCTATTTCGGTAGAAGCTGAAAGTAAGACTGTCACTAAGAAGTGTGAGGGGAATGTTACCAAGGAAGTCACAATTATTCAAAAATTGAACGCAACTGTCTCAATGCACATGCCTGTAGATATTTTGCGGAAGGTGTTTGGCTTGATCAATGATAAGTTGAAGCCTGGTGTCTATGGTCTTACGAGCAAGCCGAAGGTTTCTTCTGGGGCTCTGACGTGGGACATGTACGATTTGGGGCGTGAGAACCATAAATTGATTGCTTTTCCTAATATCTCTTGGACTAGTCCTTTCAAGATTAATGTGACAAATGGTGAGGAAGAGATTGCGGAAATTGAAACAACCTTCTCTGCTTTTGCGGATGAAAATGGCTTTTTCTACTACGAAGCAATTGAAGGAGATGGTGTTGCTACGGATGTGGTAAGCGGTTGGAACAAAACCTTCACACCAACATTAGTCAAGAAAGCAGAGATTTAGGAGGGATAAGTAATGTCTGAAAAAATTACTGAATTGAAATTGTTGAATGGGGAGTCTGTCAAGATTCAGACTCCTATCAGTTTGTATGATTGGAAGAAGGCTAAAAAAGAGGGTCTGCTTACTCAAAATGCATTTGCTTCCGCAATGAAAAATGGTGGAGGAAATCCAAATATCAATGACAAAGATTTGGAAAATGCCCCATTTGTTGCCTATCGTGCAGCTGGCGGTTCTATGACAAAGGTTGAATTTGAGAAAGCTGTGGTCTTCGATTTACAAATTGCTGGACGTATTTATCAGCAAATTGTGCAGGGGAATGATCAGCCAAAAAAGGAGAAATCCAACTAGCGTTTGAAAAGAAGACGAAAAAAGGGAAGAGTAATGGTCGTGCACCTCGCATCAACTGGGAAAAGGTTGAGGTGGATGAGGTTATCGGCTATTACTCTTTTGTCTTTGGGATTGATATGCAGTTAGTGCTAGGTATGTCTATCCAGGAAGCTGAGGAGATGGCAAGTCTGAAAGTGGCTATCGAGGCTTGGAAGCATAGTGAGTAGAAAGGAGGTCAAATGGCAAAACAAAGCGAAGTAAAGGTGACATATAAGGTCTTAAATTCTGAATTTAACAAGGGAATATCAGAAATGAATTCTAAGATAACGTCGTTGAATAAAGAATTTAGATTGCAACAGGAGCAAATGCGTCTGACTGGTAGCGAGACTGATAAGTTAGAGTCAAAGCTGAATAAATTGACCTCTGAATACTCAATAGCCCAAGAGAAGACTAGGTTAGTTGAGCAAGGACTGCAAGAAGTCACGAAAGCTACTGGCGAAAACTCTAAGGAAACACAGACGTGGACCAATAAGCTACTGGATGCTAAGCGGAACGAAGAGTATCTGAAAAATGCGATTGAACAGACTAAGCAGGCTTTGGATAAAGAACGTGAGGCTACAAGTCAATCTGCTCGTGCTTCTCAAGAACGAAAGGAGAAGTTATCTGCACTAAAGTCTGAGCAGGACCGACTGGCCGATTCCGCGGATAAAATAAAAGCCAAGTATGATTTGGAGCGGTCAGCTCTTGGGAACAATGCCAAGGAATCTGAATTGCTTAAAATCAAGAAAAAAGAACTTGCTGAACAGATGAAAAATACTGGCCAGCAGGTTGAAAATCTTGAAAGGCAATTAGAATTAGCTAAGGCTGAGTATGGTGAAAGCAGTAGAGAAGTAGATAAACTTGAGAAGGAACTACTTGAATCAAAGAAAGCTTTCCAGGATTATGCTAATGAGGCTAAGAAGGCTGACGACTCTATCGGTCGTTTTGCTGATAAGGCAAAGAGTTTAGGTAGTAAATTAACCTCTGTTGGTCAAGGATTGACAATGGGGCTGACTGTTCCAATTGTAGCTGGTGCGGGTGTAGCTATTAAGGCTGCGAGTGATTTTGAATCTGCATTTGCAGGCGTTATGAAGACCAATGATGAGGTTGTGGATGCTAACGGCAAGGTCGTCATCAGCTATGACGATTTGCGTACTGGCATCCGTAATATGGCAAAGGAAATTCCTGCGAGTACTACGGAAATCTCCGCAGTTGCAGAAGCTGCTGGTCAGTTGGGCATTAAGACAGAAAATGTCTTAGGATTTACTAGGGTCATGATCGATATGGGGCAGTCGACCAACTTGTCAGCCGAAGAGGCAGCCAACTCCATGGCACGATTAGCCAATATCACTCAAATGCCTCAAGATAAATTTGATGAATTGGGTTCCACCATTGTATCTCTTGGTAACAACTTTGCGACTACTGAATCAGAGATTTTGGAGATGGGCTTACGTCTAGCTGGTACTGGTAACTTGATTGGTTTGTCAGAGGCTCAAATCATGGGTCTGTCCGCTGCTATGTCTTCGGTAGGTATCAATGCAGAGGCTGGTGGTTCTGCAATGAGTCGTATCATGCAAAAAGTCAATACGGCGGTTCTTGAGGGTGGAGAAGCCTTGACTAGTTTTGCGGACGTAGCAGGACAGAGTGCAGAAGAATTTGCCGTCATGTGGCAAGAAAGACCACAGGATGCTATTGTAACACTGATAAAAGGCTTGGGAAGAATCAAGGACGAAGGAGGAAATGTCACAGGTACTTTGAAAGACCTTGGACTTGAATCCGTTAACGAAATTGATGCGATGCAGCGTTTAGCAGGCGCAGGCGAACTACTTGAAACTGCATTTAGAAAATCTGGTGAAGCGTGGGCAGAAAATACTGCTTTGTCAGAAGAAGCTCAGAAGCGATATGAAACGTTCCAAAGCAAGCTAGAAATAGTCAAAAACAAACTAGCGGATATTGCAGTTGAATTTGGCGGTCCATTGATGGATGCTGCTGCAGATGTGCTTGATGCATTAGAGCCTGTTTTTGATTTTATGGCAGATCTTGCTAAAGGTTTTGCTGATTTGCCAAAACCAATGCAACAAGTCATTGTGGTCATTGGCAGCATCATTGCTGCACTAGGCCCGTTATTGATTTTTATCGGCCAGATAGCTACTGGAATAGGATCTATTGCTGGTCTATTCGCACAAGGTGGAGCACTTGCAGGTATTATACCTTGGATAACAGGGACTTTGTTACCTGCATTGGGAGGAATAGTTTCCGCAATTGTATCGTGGCCAGTATTGATAGGTGCTGCATTAGTAGCTTTAGTGGCAGTTGTCGTCATGTATTGGGATGAGATTGTCGCATGGGTTGGACAAGCTTGGGAAAAGATTAAAGAATTTTTTGCCCCAATCGGAGAATGGTTTGCGGAGAAGTGGGCAAGCGTAAAAGAGGTTACAGTCCAGTTATGGACAGAGTTAACTACATGGTTATCGGAAACGTGGATATCTTTTATGGAGGGGGCTAAAGTACTGTGGGATGGATTAGTTAACATCTTTACTTTTGCGTGGCTGTTGGTAAAAGAGGCTTTTAACATCGCATGGCTTGCTATTGAAACACCTCTACGATTGGCATGGGAGATATTCTGGGCATTTACTCAGGAATTTTGGACAGGGCTTGCTACATGGTTTTCTCAACTATGGGATACCATCAAAAATGCTGTTTCAAGTGTTTGGGATGCTATTAGTAGCTATCTTACTGGTGTCTGGACCGCTATTTCAAACAAGGCCACAGAAGTTTGGTCTGGTATCAAAAAATGGATGGAAGACACCTGGACAGCCGTTTCTAGTAAAGTCATCGAAATTTGGACTCAAATTTCAGGATACCTAACCGGTGTATGGACTGCTATTTCTGGTAAAGTTACCGAAATTTGGAATAGCATTAGGTCTAAAATCTCAGAAGCTTGGACTGCTGTATCAAGTACGACTGCTCAAATTTGGAGCAATATAAGCTCTCAAATTTCTAGTATTTGGAATGGTATCAAAACAAACATTGCCCAAGTCGTCGATAATATTTGTAATTCGATTGCCAACGGATTTAATGCTGCTAAGAATAGTGCTGTTAATATTTTCAACGGCATACGAGATGCCATTAGTCGTGCCATTAATGGTGCTAAGGATGCTGTCGGAAATGCTATTAATACCATGAAGAGTTTCTTCAACTTTTCTTGGAGTTTACCTAAAATCCAACTTCCGCACTTAAGAGTTAGCGGTAGTTTTAGTCTTAATCCGCCTAGAGTGCCTCACTTTGACATTAAATGGTACAAATCTGGTGGTATTATGACTGATCCTGTTGCGTTTGGTCGAAACGGAAACAATCTAATGGTTGGAGGAGAAGCTGGACCAGAGGCTATTTTGCCGTTAACTGATAAAGTGCTAGGTAAAATTGGTCAAGCACAAGCGAAGGCGAGTGGCATGGCTGGCAATACTGTCCATGTCACTAACTATGTGACAATGAATGCCACTGTTGATAGTGATTATGGTACAGACCACTTTTTTGATAAGGTGGATAAGTGGATTGCTGACAAGAGCGATATCCGTAATTTCTCTACGGGAGGTGTTGTTTAAAAAGGAAGTGCTGAGAGGATGAATCTGAGCACTTCTATTTTTTTTGAAAGGAGACTTATGCTTAAAACGTTATTAGACGGCTCATTTCCAGATGGTTTGAAGTGTTGTTTAGCAACTCGCCCTGTTATTCCTAGCCCGGAAATGGAGTATGAAGATATTTCTATTCCAGGTAGGGATGGTTCGTTGACGAGGGAGTTGGGGTACAAGAATATTCTGATTGAATGTGAATACAATATGCTGGAAGAGGTCAATATCAAGAGTCTAGTAAGGGCTGTCAAGGGTTTCTTTGTCGGGAAAAAGACTTTGCGTTTTTCGGATGATGATGTGTATTACAAAATCAAAAAAATCCAGTTTTCAGACATTGAGAACGAGGTGGCAGAGTATGGTCGGTTCACAGTTACGTTTGAGTGTGATCCGTTTCAATACGCTTTGAACAGTAGTGTTTCATTGGTAAATGGTCAATCTTTTCAAAATATAGGGACTTATCGTTCCAAGCCTTATCTGAAGGTATTTGGTGCTGGTACGTTGACGGTGAATGGCAAGTCCATTATTTTGCGTGATGTTGGTGATTATATCGAACTTGATAGCGATTTACAGAATGCTTATAGAGGTAATGAAGATATGAATCGAAATATGGTTGGAGAATTTCCCGAATTTGTGCCCGGTACCAACAGGGTGTCTTGGTCAGGAAATATCACTAAGGTTATTTGTGAAGGGAGGTGGCGGTATATATGATTTGTTTGTATGCGGCTGATGAAAGTCTTTTTGAACATAATGGATTAGGGATATTAGATAACGACTTGAAAAAGTGTCATGTTGAAGAGGAGTTAAACAATCTGTATACTTTGACAGCTCAATATCCACTTGGGGCAAAATTTGGCAAGTCGATTCGCAATGGGATGATCATCAAGGCTCCCACTCCAAATGGTGACCAGTTGTTTAGAATTTACCAGTCTAAGCCGTCAATGGGAATGCTAGAAATACATGCTTTTCATATTTTCTATGACTTAGCTTTCAACTTTGTAGAGGATACCAATATTGTATCTAAGAGTGGTCAAGCATGGTTGCAACAATTGTCTCAGAATACACAGTACAGTCATCCTTTTACTTTTTTTAGTGATATTTCCACGGTAGCAGGGTCTAGGGTAGTTCGTAAGAACTGTGTAGAGATTTTGCTGAATACGTCGTTGGATAATTCCTTTGTCAACAGATTTGGCGGTGAGATTCTTCGTGATAATTTTAATGTCTATTTTAATCGAGCAATTGGAGAAAATAGAGGTTTTAAAATCCGTCACAAGAAGAACCTCAAAGGCTATACTGCTAACATTGATGACAAATCGGTCATCACTCGTATCATGCCTATTGGTTTTGATGGACTTTTGTTGCCAGAAAAATATGTTGATAGTCCTCGGATTAGTGACTATCCTTTTCCAAGAATTAGTAAAGTTGAGGTTGATGTAAAGGCTGCAGTTGGTGAAAATACAGATGCAAAAGATGCTATTCCTCTGAATGAAGCCTATACCAAAATGCGCGCCTTAATCAAAGAGCAATTTGGCGTTGTTGATGTTCCCACTTGTTCCTATGAGGTCGACTTTGTTGAATTGTCAAAAACTAAGGAATATGCTGATTTCCAAAACCTTGAAACTGTTCGAATTGGCGATACGGTAACGGTCAGTCATGATGAGGATGGGTTCTATGTAGAAGCCAAGGTAATCCGTTATGAGTATGACAGTTTGGCAGGTAGATTGTTGAGGATTGAGGCTGGACAGTTTGAGTCTAGAAGTAGTAACAACTCTATCAACCAACAGAGAAGCATCGAGCAACAACTCGAAGACGTAAAGATAGAAACTAGCAACATGGTGCAGGTCGCTGCAAACGGAAAGAACACGATCTATCGTGGAGTAGACAGACCTACAAATGCCAATGTAGGTGATTTGTGGTATGAGCCCCTTGAAAATTCCGTTGTATTGAAACAATGGTCCGGTGTAGATTGGGAGTTAATTCCAATTAGCGATCAGAATTTAGGAAATGTCAACGTAAACAATTTGAGTGGTAACTATATTGATGTTCGTCGTTTTCGCATCTCATCTGGAGATAGGGACATTTTGTATGTCAATGAGGCTGGCGAGGTTATATTAAACGCTAAGCGGATTCAGATAGATTTTACGGATGTTGCCACTAAAACTGATTTGCAAGAAATTGAATTGACTCCTGGTCCGCAAGGAGCAGTAGGAGTAGGGATTCAATCAACTGTTTCAACTTATGGACTCAGTGCTAATGAAACTACTCAGCCTGCTTCCTGGTCGGCAAGCGTTCCGACTCTAGTCAAAGGACAATATCTTTGGACGAAGAATGTTTGGACTTATACTGATGGAAGAACTGAAACTGGCTATACTAAGACTTATATTCCTAAAGACGGAAATAACGGAACGAATGGTATAGCAGGTAAGGATGGAGTCGGCATTACTTCTACAGTAATTACTTATGCTCGTTCAACTTCAGGAACTTCAGCTCCGACATCTGGATGGACTTCATCAGTTCCGACCGTTCCTCCAGGAGAATTTCTTTGGACGAAAACCGTTTGGAATTATAGTGACAATACCAATGAAACTGGATATTCAGTAGCTAAGATAGGAGATACTGGTCCAAGGGGAGCAGACGGTCAGACGCCTTATGTCCATTGGGCTTACTCAGATAAGGCTGACGGTACAGGCTTGACTACATCTGACAATGGTCAGCGATATATTGGGCATTACTCTGACTATACGCAAGCAGATAGTACAGATAAAACTAAGTATACTTGGTCGGACAGATGGGCTAAGATTGAGGTTGGTGGAAGGAATTATTTCAAACAGTCAACGATAGCGAGCAGCGCAGGAGCTAATGCAGTGCAAGCATTTTCTTATAGGGGCATTGGAACTCCAAATGGATTTAAGGTAACTGGTAATAGCACTGAAGACGGCATTATCAGATTATTCGATGTAATAAATTCTGACGGACTCTGGACTGTATCGTTTGATATGCGAGGTAGTCAATCTGTTCCCGTTTCGTTATATGTTTCCATATGCGACCAAGGGGCTACAAAGGTAACTACTAATAACACAAACACGTATCAGCGATATAGCGTCACTGTAAATGTTACGAGTTATTCGACAAATCCAAACACTTACAATTTTGTTAATTTTGGTAATATTGCATGGGCCAATTTCTGGATTGATAATATCATGATTGAAAAAGCTTCAGCACCTAGTGATTTTCAATTGGCTCCCGAAGACATTCAAGTCAATATAGACACTAAAGCTGACCAAGCGCTTACTCAACAACAATTAAATATGTTGATTGAAAAGGCTCAAACAATGCAAACTGAGTTAGAAGCAAGAGCGTCAATGGAAACTCTAAGTGACCTTGAACGAGCTTATAATGCCTATGTTGAAGCTAATGATAAAGCGGTAAAAAAATCCGAAGCTGATTTGATTGAAGCAGGCAGACGGGTTGATGCAATGGTTGAAATTCTTGGGGGATTATCTAAGACTAAGACATTCATTGATACCTACATCAAGGAAGCTGAAGAAGGAATAATCATAGGAACGAACGATAATGTTTCACAGATTCGGGTTACTTATGACAGAATTGCTATGTATTCTGCAGGTAAAGAGGTTATGTATATTAGTCAAGGCGTAATCAATATTGACAATGGCGTATTTACAAAATCACTTCAAATTGGAAGATTTAGAACTGAACAGCATCAAACTAACCTTGACATAAATGTATGTAGGTACGTGGGATAGAAAGGAGATTACGAAATGGCAAAATTTAGCGGTGCAAGCGGTAGTTTATATTTAAATTTGTATTTAGATAGAAGCGGTGAACCTGATATTGCTAATAACCGTTCAAATGTCGCATGGAGAGTAACTGTATCTCGTACAGGCGCTTATTATACCTATAATGAAGAGGGTAGTTCGACATTGAGTGTAGATGTGAATGGTACGCGAGTGAATACTTCCAATCCTCTTTGGCGCACAAGTGGTGAGGAATTCACATTGGCTAGCGGTACGACAACTATAAGTCATAATCCCGACGGCACTAAAACTATATCTGCATCTGCGACCTTCAATCCTAATAATGGTATTCACGGAGTTATCACAGTATCGGGAAATATTACTCTACCGACTATTCCTCGTTCTAGCTCAATTTCTTTTGCAACTGGAACGATTGGAAGTCCTCTTGCTATCACTATCAATAGAGCTTCTACTTCATTTACTCATACTTTGAGATGGGCATGGGGAAGTCGTTCAGGTACGATAGCATCTGGATTGACTACTTCAGCTTCATGGACGATTCCTATGGATTTCTGTAATGAGTTGCCGAATAATGTTTCAGGAAATGGAACTATATATGTAGATACTTATTCAGGCTCAAATAAAATAGGGACTCAATCTAAGCAATTTACAGCGAATGTTCCAAGCTCAGTAATTCCTTCCTTTACTGGAATTACATTAGATGACCAAAATGCGACTGCTAAGGCATTGATAACTGGAAATACTTTTGTCCAGATTATGTCAAATATTAAAGTAACCTTTAATGGCGCATCTGGAATTTATAATTCAACAATAAAAGGATTTAGAGCGGAAGTTTTAAATAAGGATATAATTCTTACCTCAAATGGAGGAACTCTCGGTCCAATGAATTTTAATGGAACTGCTACTATTAGAGCATCAGTTACTGATAGCCGAGGAAGAGTTAGTGCTACAAAAGATGTAACTATCACATTACTTGAGTATTATGCTCCCGTAATATCCATTCAAGTTCTAAGAACTCGGGAAAATCCTAACAAGCTCCAAGTCTTGCGAACAATTAAAGTTGCTCCTTTGAGTTTCGGCGGAGTGAATAAAAATAGTACCAAATTAGTATTTGAAGTTGCTCCATTAGGAAGTACCTCATTTGTCACTGATACTGGCTCAGCTGGAGGAGAATGGACTACGATATTCACGTTGACTAATAGCGAGGCGAATTTAGGAGGAACTTATACTTCAACTTCATCTTGGACTGTACGAGCTAAACTCAGTGATAAGTTCACCTCCTCAAATCCTACCATCGCTTCAACTAATGTAGGAACTGAGAAAGTGATTAATGCCTGCGATAAGGACGGTAGATTTGGCGTAGGAAAGATTCCTGAATTAGGTCCAGCAGGCTCATTGGATGTAGCAGGGAATATTTATGCTGGAGGGAAGCAGATACAGCAACATCAGTTGACGCAGAATACAGGAGGAGCGTTAGAACTAAAATCGACGGATGATTGGAACGCTATCACAACTGCTGGTTTTTATATGGGATATAATTTGCCGAATCAGCCTACAAATCCAGGAATGCATGGTTGGAAGTATATAAGAGTTACTAGACATAATGATTCATATGTGCTTCAAGAAGCGATTGATTTTTTCGGTATTGCTTCAGCGTTTCGCGTAAAAATTAACGGAACTTGGAGTTCTTGGAAAGAATACGCAACGAATGACCATCCTATGCTACAAGAAAAACCTCTCAAGACTATTACACAAGGAATGCCATATGGACTAAATGCTGCCATAACAAGAAAAGATAATCTAGTTACAGTTACACTTAATAGACGAATTACAAATATTGATGTATTTGAATATCGTGAGATGGTAGAAACTATCCCAATGGGATATAGACCGACTGCAGAAGTACATATGATTATTGTCCCAAATTCAGGGCAACTTACAAAAGTACCTTCTATATTACATTTTGCAACTGATGGAACAATCAGGCTTACAAATGGAACTGCTGGACAAAATATGTGGACTGGTACAGTTACTTACATCACAAACGATTCATATCCAAGCTGATATTTGCTTAATTTAAAAAGGAGAACATTATGTTAAAAATCAATAAAACAAGACAAACTCTAGCGGAATTTTTTGCCATTGAAGATGGAGTGGAAAAATTAGTCAAAACGACTACCATCAATACTAATAACAATGCAGTATCTACGATATATGAGACACTGCATGATGCAGAATTATATGCTAAATATCGTACAGCTATGCGAGCAGATGAAGATGCACTTCGTGAATTGCGATACAAAATTGAAGATGATATTTTAGCCGACTTAGCAGCGGAGGCTCCCGATGAAGTAAATGTATAGAGGTATAAATATATGCCTACTGAGCCAAATTCCTTCGTTGATTTAATTAGTGCTGTAGCTCCTGTAGCAGGAACATTCCTGACGACCGTAGGAGGGATTGCTATCGCTAAAATTGGGTCAAATAACAACAAAGAACTAACTATTATGAATAATCGTTTAGATGTTTTACAAAATACCGCTGAGGAAATTAAAGAAGTAAGAACTGAATTAGATACTTTAAAAAATAGCAGTCGCGCAAGTCGACGATATACGCTATTTAGAGATTTAGAGCAAGCTATTGAGAGAGGCTTTACTACTTTAGAGGAACGTAGAGAGATAGCCAAACTATTTGAATGCTATCAAGTTTTAGGCGGAAATGGAGAAATCCAAACGATGTATGAAATTTTCACTCATTTACCAATCAAGGAGGTAAAATTATGAATATCCAAGAAATGCTATTGACTACACTAACTTCATTTACAGGAATTATCATTCTTGTAATCGTGCGAATGCTTAAGGAATATCTTTTGAAAAAAGGAGGAGCAGCAGCAGTAAGGACTCTTGAAATTGTAGCAAGTCATGCAGTTCAAGCAGTTGAGCAACTTGCTAAAGACTCTGAAGTTGAATTGCATGGAGATAAAAAATTAGAATTGGCTAAAGAAAAAGTTCAGGATGAACTAGCTAAGTATAATTTTTATTTCACTGATGAGCAGTTGAAAACATTTATAGAGGCAGCAGTTCATTCTATGAACTCAGCTTGGAAAGGAGAATAGAGTTATGGCTTTAAATATGGAACAAGCTATCGCCTGGATGGAAGCTAGACGAGGAAAAGTTACTTACTCAATGGATTTTAGAAATGGTCCTAATAGCTATGATTGCTCAAGCGCAGTTTATTATGCACTAATGTCAGCTGGAGCTATTTCAGCTGGATGGGCAGTAAATACCGAATATGAGCATGATTGGTTATTGAAAAATGGCTTTACCGTAATTGCAGAAAATTCAGCCTTTGCTGCTAAGCGAGGAGATATTTTCATCTGGGGCAAGCGTGGTCAGTCAGCTGGAGCAGGAGGTCATACAGGAATATTTGTTGATTCCAATAACATAATCCATTGTAATTATGCTCGTAATGGAATTACAGTTGACGGATATTTAGATGTTGCTCGCTCCTCAGGCAATAAATATTACTACATCTACCGACCCCCTGCACAATCAACAGTATCAACTTCAACTGCCGGAAAATCCATTGATACATTGGTTAAAGAAACGCTTGCTGGGAAATACGGAAACGGAGATCAGCGTAAAGCAGCTCTTGGCAATCAATATGAGGCTGTCATGGCAGTCATCAATGGCAAGACTTCGGCACCTAAAAAGACTGTTGACCAACTGGCTCGAGAGGTGATCCAGGGGAAACATGGCAATGGTGTAGACCGTAAGAAGTCACTTGGCAGCCAATATGAGGCTGTCCAAAATCGTGTGACTGAATTGCTCAAAAAACAGCCATCTGAGCCGTCTAAGAGTTCGGAGATAAAACAACCCACGGAAACCAAAACAAGCCAAACTGAGCCAACTGAGAAAGCCACAGCAAGAAAAGAAGAGGGAGACCTATCTTTCAATGGCACTATACTCAAAAAAGCGGTGTTGGACAAGATTCTGGCCAACTGTAAAAAGCATGACATCCTTCCAAGCTACGCTATCACCATCCTACACTTTGAGGGGCTTTGGGGTACCTCAGCCGTAGGTAAGACAGACAACAACTGGGGCGGAATGACATGGACAGGTCAAGGAAACCGTCCAAGCGGTATCACAGTTACACAAGGAACAGCACGTCCTTCGGTTGAAGGTGGGTACTACATGCACTATTCAAACGTAGATGACTTCCTTACAGACTGGTTTTACTTGCTACGCTCAGGTGGTTCTTACAAGGTAAGTGGTGCTAAGACCTTTAGCGACTCTGTCAAAGGAATGTTTAAGGTTGGCGGTGCAGTCTATGATTATGCTGCAAGCGGATTTGATAGCTACATCGTCGGAGCTTCCAGCAGACTCAAGGCTATTGAGGCTGAAAATGGATCACTAACCAAGTATGATACTGCTACCGTCGATAATGTCGGTAGCACAGACAAGATTGAGGTCAACATTGAGGGGATTGAAGTTTCGATCAATGGAGTCAAGTATACAATTTCCAAGACACCAGTTTAAGTAAGATGCAGAAAGCCCTTAGGACAAAATCCTATGGGCTTTTTTCTTACTCAGAATACAGTGGGCTATTGCCTTCTTGACGGACATTTTGCAAAATTGCCGTTTTTTCGATTTTTTAAAAAAAATTGCGAATATACAAGTAGGAGGAAAAACATGTTAGAATTTAGCGAATTAAAGCAAGCAGTAGATGACGGATATATCCAAGGCGACACGGTCATGATTGTCCGCAGGGATTGTAAGGTATTTGACTATGTCCTGCCAGGCGAGCCAGTTAGACCATGGGAAGTGGTTTGCGAGGAGCGGGTAGTGGATGTGATGTCTGAGCTATTCGAAAATTAAGAAATTTACTATCTTTCATTGAAATGTTAGTGGTGCTTGGAATTATTAGTATTCTCTTACTATTATTTGTGCCAAATCTCAGTAAGCAAAATGAAGAAATTCAAAAGAAAGGGGACGCAACAATTGTAAAAATAGTTGAAAGTCAAATGGACGTTTACGAATTGGTGGATTTCGATAAATGAAAGTGGTACAATGCTAGTAAGAAACATCATTGCGAAGTAGGCATGCCCCAAAAGTCCTAACAGATCGAATTGGGGCAAAAATGGGGCATAAACTTAAAACTTACCAATGTTAATCAGTTGAAAATGTTCATTCTTACTACTTATGGATGCTTATAAATCAAGAGTTTGTGTTATATAATGCTTATGTAATTGTCTCATGTTAAACTCGCACTGTAAAATAATCTATAAAGAAAAAACCTATTGTATCAACGATTATTCGTTGTACAGTAGGTTTTTATATGTTTAGCAATTTCAAGTAGTATGAATCAGTTCTCAAATATATTAAATAAAGGGAAAAATAAAAGAGTCAAAGGCTAGTTTTTGACTCTTTTTATATAATTATTAGGTGAGTATGGTGTACGATCAAAGTTTGTTTCGTATCCAAGAATTTCATTTGCGATTTGCCAACCGATAATTGGCCCATTTGTTAAACCAGTTGAGCCTAGACCGCTAGCTACCCAGACATTAGGCATATCCTCAATATTTCCGTAGAATGGAGAATAAGTTGAAGTATAGGCTCGCGTTCCAATACGAGTTCTTGCTACAGGATAGTTTGCCAAATCAGGCAGAACACTATTCTCAGCACTACCGTTCAAAGTTCTTTTCAACAT